GATACTGTGCCATTATGCTAATGCTGGTCTCCCTTTGTCCATCATAGCATCATTTATAATGCCCACAATGGTTTCTCTCTGTTCTGTCAGTGTGTCTTGGAAACTGTTTGAATCAATGGCACTTACATTGAATACCACTTGAACTGGTTTCTGTTGTGTTGCTGTTGATCCTGCTCCACCATCACCAATCTTGTTGTTAGGAATAATATTACCTGATGATTTAGGAACAAATAATTCTGGTCCTTTTTCACCAACGATGGCTGGTTGATCTTTTCCTATTGGACCACCCTTGGCCATACCAGGAATTGGAAATGGTAGAAATGATCCTGCTAATTTTTTCAATGCGAATGTTAAAGCCGCCTGTGTCGCTATCCTTATAAGATCTCTTATAACCATATTGGCGAAGTCTTTGAACTTGAACTTACCTGTCATTACGAAGTTGGTCAATGTGTCTGCCATTCCTGTGAAAGCATTTCTACCAGCATCTCCCAGCTGTTCTGATATGCTTTTCTGTTCTGCCATCTGTGCTTTGAATCCATCTGTGTATGATTGCAAAGCTGATATGTTCTGTTCATTGAAATCTTTGATGCCTTCAGCCTCCAACTTGTGGAACTCCATCTTCTTCTTGTGCATCTGTGTGGCTATGAATAATTCTTTCTTTTCTCTCTTGGCATTCTCTGCCGCTATCTCTTTGTTCTTTTGTTTAGTCAACTCTGATTCAATCTTGTTGATCTTGGCCACTCTTATAATTCTGTCCTCGTAGTCCAATGCTTCTTTGACCATTCTATTTGCTTCAGCTATCTTTCTCATAGCTGTGTCATAGTCATTACCTGATTCTGTGATAATTTTTCCTAGGTCAATGCCTGCCTCCGCGGCAGTCTTGAATGCATCTGTGTTTTTTAATTTGTCAAATAATGATCCTGCTTTTTCCGCCGCATAATCATAAGCATCTCCAAATGGTCCTCCAATTGTGAGTGCCAGTCCTCTTGCTTCGTGGTCAAATTGTTTCATACCAGGAATGATCCTTGCTATGAAGTTGTGTGCATCAATCAATGAATCAACAAAGCCAAAGAACTTTTCTTTTACAAAGTCAACGGACCTTGCGACCTTTTCTGCTATGAAGTCTCTGAACTTGCTCATTACTTCACCTAGGTGATCAAACACGGCTGAAACCTGTGCCAATGTTCTTCCTAGTCCATTTTGAACTGATAAGGCACCAATCAAACTTGCCACTGCTACCAATACCAAACCAAATGGGTTTCTTATCATTGCCGCTGTCAGTAATTTGAATGCTTTTGTTATACCATTGATAGTCAGTATCAATGCTCCACCTATGGCTGGTGCCGCTATGGCTCCCATTGCAATCCCAACCTTGTCCATATTGTTGCCCATAATCAATAGTGCATCATTGAACTTGCCAATCACTGTTCCTAGTGCTTTACCTAAACTCTTTTGAAATTCTTCATTGCCAATTATGGCATCTGTCATTGTGGTCACCACATCACCTAATGCTCCTGACAGTCCTGATTTACCAACTAGGTCTTTAGCATTGTTGGCCGCGATACCCAAGTTGGATACTTTAGTTGATAAGTTCTGTAATACATTCTGTGTGGCACCACCAAAATCTTCTTTGATACCTTTAGATAGTGCGGCTGTTATTGCCGCGGCACCCTCTGCCGTCTTACCATACTCTGATATCTGTAATCTGGTTAGGCCAAGTTGTTCTTCCAATATTCTGAAAACAGGAACACCTCTGTCCGCCAGTCTGTTAAGTTCTTCCAGACCCAAACCACCTGATACTGTTCTAGAAAATAGATCAGTCATAGCTTCTAGTGTCCCAATCTGGTCAGTTGTGATCGCCGCTGTGTCTGTGAATGTGGTTAACAGTTCTTTTGTTGGTTCAATACCTGAAGCTTTCAATTTAATGAATGCTGTAGATAGATCCTCTACACTGAACTGTGTCTCTGTTGAAAACTTGGTGATAAAATCAAAGGCCTTACCACCTTCTCTGGCTGAGCCAGTCACTGATTTCAATGAAGTCCTAAGATCTTCAAATCTCATAGAAGTTGATATTATTGATTTAGCAAAGGCACCTGTGGCCAAGGCCGCACCAACTCCTAATAGTGTTTTTTGTAGACTACTGAAACCTTTTGAAGTATTTTGTGCTGATGAACCTACTTTTTTTAGGTTCCTTTGCACACTACCAAAGGCTTTCTGTGTTTTATCTACTCCTTCTAGTATTATCTGCTCTTTTGCCACTTTTTGCTTCCTTTTCCTGTTCCTGCTGACGGACTTTGAAATATGCTAACCAAGTCCTGAACTCTAAAAGGGACATTTCCTGAATCTGAACCAAAGTTACCTTTAAGTAGTCAGCCAGTGCCATCTGTGCATACAGATCGCTGTCCCTGGTTAGTTTTTTGCTATGTCGTCCACAGTATCAGCTGATGCATTGTTGATCTTTGTAGCTATCTTTATGATAACACTTGGGTCAACTTCGTGTATGAAAGTTGGTCTGTCTGTGCCTTTGAATAACATATTGCCATCTTTATCCATAGCCTTAAGAATCACACTTTCTACAAGAGCTTCTGCTGTTTTTCCTTGTTGTTGTAATGACATAATCTTGTTTTCAACACTCAAACTGTTTGTTGCTCTGTAGTATATGTCAATACCCCAATCATCACTATGATATTTCATAAGGTCTCCCCCAAGTTTTTCCTTGAAGTGTCCTTTTGCTATCTCTATAGCTGATTGTGTCTTTTTGTCCGTGCTAGTCATCGTTTAATCCTCCTAGTTTTATTTTTTACATAACCAGTCAATATCCTGACTGTGGGTTTTGATATTCCTTTAGGTGCTTGTCTTGATGAACCTTGGTCTAAGAAAGGAATATACGGTGTTTCGTTGGTCACTTTGAAGCCTTTAGAAGTAGATTTCTGCTTCCATTGGCTCTTAGCGAATCCGTTCCTAACAGGTGTTAAGGACCTTGCCGTATTGTATGTCTTAGTCTTAAAATCATCTAAGAGGTTCTTTACCTGACGGCTCAGTTTGTCCGCATCAAAAGAACTTTTGACTCTAATATTTAGGATCATATAACACCTATTAGATTATACAGTCGCTACTGTTAAAGCACCAGTGCCTTGAGCCGCAAATGAAGCCTCTACCATACCATCTACTGATGATGTGATTGAAAAAGATGTGATTATCATTGATCCTGATAATTTTCTTCTTCCTGAATCTTCGCCTGCTGGATAGACTTCAAATGTTGCCTCTGAACCTTCGCCTGTCTTAGTAACCAAATCATCAATTGCATTCTGTATAACATTTGATTCATCAAAGAATACATCACCTGAAAAAGTGAAAGTTGATAAGCCTGGTTTGTAAGTTCTTAAGTTTGCTGTGCCCATTGCTGTCGTCTCAATTACATCTTGTGTTTGTTCAATTGAAAAACTTCTTAGGTTTCCAATTGGATTCAAACCACCAATACCTGCATCTGTGTCATTAAACTTTACCACTCCATCGTGGCCAGTGTAATTTGCCATAGTTATTCCTCCGTGTTATTGTCAGCTTGATCTATGTTGATTGGTTCACCATCGTTGAACGGTGAATCAGTTGGGATTACTTCTGCTTGAGCCTTGACCTTTGCTGACTTCTTTTTAGCCTTTACAGAAACTTTTTGAGTTGGTTGATCTGGATGTGTTGACCACCCTTGCTCTACCATCTCGTTCACTTGTCGCATATGCTGACAAGCAAATTCTTTACCATCTTTATATACTAATCTTTTTGCCATATTAATTGGTTCCTCGTGTATATTTATATTGAACTGTGTATGTTATATCTACTCTGCCTAGTGGATACAATGCAGTATCATCGCTGGCTATGTTTGATACAAATGAGTTCATTGCCAAAGAGTTTCTCTTACGATCTTCTTCCAACTTCTCTTCAATTGCTTCAACCATTTTGTTCTTTTGTGTGTCAATGTTGTTGTTCACACTTGTTGCAGAGCTCTCCGCTCTAACATAACCTTGTATGACATAATTGATCGTTCCAAACCTAACACCAGCTGAACCAAAAGCGGCATCTTCTCTGTCCTCTTCTGCTGTTCTAACTATGATAGCAGGATATTGTGCTATGGATAGGGTTGATATGTCTATGGGATTCCTTGAAACCAATACCACATTGGGATCTGTTATCCCTTGTAGTGCTTGGACTATGTTTGCGGCTATATCCTCTCTAACAGACATATTATCTTACCAATCTGTTAAAGTGTTGTGGTTGTTGTTCGTGATCTTCCACTGTGCCATCGCCATCAAAGTCATACTTGACACCATCCTGTAGGATGAAATCTAATTCTTCTCTGAATGCTGACTTGTAGTAGTCCATCATCATTCTAAATCTGTCTGGTTCCGCTGAATGTTGTGTCAGCTGTGGTAGTATGTAGTATGCCAATGTGTGATATACTGCCGCCCTTGTGAACTGTGCGGCTGTTAATTTTGTTGTGACCATTTCTAAATTTACATTGTTGAAATGTCTGCTCACACCTGAATATGAGCTAACACGAGGCCACCACTCAATCCTCAATAGCCTTTGTATGTCAGCTGTTGTTTTTGTGTGATAAAGACTGAAGTCTATGATACCATAATCTTTGATGTTAGGTTCATATTCTAGTATGTCTGCATCTGTTGAATAGTTGCTCATCTGTGTTTCTCCTGTTTATACGAGTGGGTGTATAAAACACCCACCCACATTGTTTATTGTCGTTGCTCCACTATCTAGGATTATGCATCCTGGATTGATGAGTCTGCTTCAATTTCACAACCATAAGAGTCGTGTAATTCACCAACACCATATACTGCTGTTGCTACGATTTCAGTTGCTCTTAAACTTGCATCTCTCTGAGTTTCAATTTTAAGATCCTGTAACATCGCTAGACCTAAAGCATCTTTATGGAATACTGCACCTTTGTAATCACCAGTTGTTCCTGGTAAGTTACCTGATGAGTCAGCCATATTTGATGTTTCATACACAGGAACTCCTGCGATAGATCCAACATAGCCTGATACTAATGCTTCATTACCAACACCTGGATTAGGGTTAGCAAATGTGTTCGTTAAACCTTTCTTAAGGTCATATGCCACATTAGGGTGTAATACACAGGCTAGATCCGTTGCTGGAACACCTGTTGCTCTTAATTTAGCTACTGCTTGGAAAATGAAGTCTGCTGACATAACATTTGATGTCGCCGCTCCACCTACTGTATTAGTAAATCCACCAAATAGTGCTGTAAGATCTGTGTCAATTTTTCTAGCGATTGCTTCACCAAAAAGTTTACCTAAATCTCTTACCACATCTGATTCTGAAACATTCATCGCATAGTCAGTTAGTGTTGTCATAATACCATTTTCTAAAACAGTCAAGTTTGCTACTGAAGTAGAAATAGTTGTTGAACTGAAGTCCGCATTTTCACCTGGTGCCGTTGCTGACACAGTTGGGTAAATTGGAACTTGGATTGTCTTACCACTATTAGCAGGTAAAGTGTAATTTCTCACCAAACCTCTCATAATGGATCTTTCGTTTGCTACAAATAAAGCCTCTGCCACCATTGGTGAAATAAGGTCATTTAATGTAGTAGTTGTTGAGTTTGCCATAATTTATTTTCCTTTTCTATTATGCAAGTCCAGCCTTTTTACGATAATCAGCATATTTCTGCCTATCGTCTGGGTTGGACATATCTAGTTTTGTTATATCAACTTTTTCACCGCTACCAGCTACATCACCTATCTTACTTGTAGAACCAGATCCTGACGGAGTGGCACTGACAAAATGTGGGTTTGCCGTTAAAAATTCGCCAACAAGATCTGATACCGTAATATGTTCGCCCTTATCATTGTATCTCACTTGTCCTGACTTAGGATCAACAATCTCAACATCACCAGCTTCGTTCATTTTAACTTGGTCCTTGACCAGTGTCGCCACTTGGCCTGGATTCACAGCTTTAAATTTACTAGCCGCATCAAGCAATGAACCATCTACCTTGATAGTTTTCACTTGAGTAAGCAAACCGTTTATTTGTGCATCTTTCTTAGACATACTGTCTTTTAAAATCTGTTCAAACTCACCCTTTGCTTTGAGTTTATCTTGTTTTTCCTTTTCAGCCTTATTAGCTAATTCGCTGTAATAATCTGGATCAATTCCTTCATATTTCTTTTCAAACTTTCTTCGCTCTCTAGCGATTCTGTCCGCAACGATCTTGTCTAAGTCCGCCTGTGTAAAAGCCTTTGCCTCTGATTCAGTTGTCGCTTCAGCTGATGCTTCTGCTTCTACTGGAGCCTGAGTTGGCTCAGTGTTTTCTATTTTATTTTCCGTTTCACTCATCGTATACTCCTTTTTTTAAGTTTATAAGTTTAACTCCAACATATTGTTGTATGTTGTATTTATTAGTGTTTCCGCTCACTTCTTATTTGCTCCAAGTTGTATCTACTCTGTTGAATGATTATTGGAGTAGGTGAGCTTTTAAATTTACCCTTGGTAAATTCTGGGTGACTGAAAAAGTATATGCAAGGTGATGAATCATCTTGGTTTAGATCATACACTTCATCGTCTAATTGGTCTATGTCATCTGGTGCATTGGTGTAGACTATGGCATCTGCCACATCATCATCCCATTGTATGTCATTCTGTGCTATGATTGTTGGATCGTATTCTATAAACAATATCTTGCCAGCCATATAGCTGTCTAGACTCCACGGACACACATCAGCAATTGATTTGAAGTAATCTAACCAATTAACCTCTTGATCTTTTCTTTCTACCACCTGATTTCTTACCTGATTTCATTGACTTCTTTTTCTTGTCGTGTTTTTTACCTTTATGCATCTGCTTGTCCCTCTGTGTTAAAGAACTGTGCCATTTCTGGGTGTAGTTCTATTATCTGCTCATTTGTATAACCCTGCTCCACCATTTCTCTCATATGACTGACTAGGTCTGCCACTGAAGTCATAGGTGGGTGGGTCATCTCTCCGCTCTGTCCCTCTAGAGTGGAAACTGGTTGTTGGGTCGCTTGTTGATCAGCTTTGACTTCATCTAGTATGTCCTCATCTTTGATCAATGCTTCTGCCAACATAATATCAATGTGTTGTAGTAATTTTTGATTGGCTGGTTGTGTTTCTTTTGCCTGTTTCAATAGTGCTATCGTGTTTTCTTTGTCGTGTATATTGAATGAATCTGGATAATCTATCACACCATCATATGAGCTGTTCTGCCACAAGGCCCATATTCTCCATATCTGTTCTTCCGCAAGTTCTAATAGATCTGCTTTCTGTGATAGCCTAGCATTCAACAATTGAAATTCTGTCTGTAGTGCTACACCTGACATAGTCCTTGATGTGGTTGATCTCACCCCACCCATATTGGCCATCCTGTTTATGCTATCAGTCTTTTCATTGATGCTGGATATAATCTGTGTTATACCTGAACCACTAGGTTCTAACAAGAAAGGTTTTAGGTTGGGGTCCAAGTCATCTGGCAAGTCTATGACAGCACCAGCTCCTGCAGAGGCCTGTGTGTTGCTTGTTTTAACTAGACTTGGATGATTGGAAACTCTAATAAGTTGTTCTAATTCACTCAACTCATTGTATATTGCTCTTTGTGTGTCAGCTATATCTGATATGTCTGATACACCAATACCTTTTGTCTCTGATCTACCTGCATATACTGGAATGCAAGGAACCATACCAATTGGATTTGCAAATACATCTAGCACTTGCATATCGTTTTTCATTTGCCCACTTTTCTTGTATACGGTTGTCTCTGTCTTTGTTATGGTTCTAAAATATACTGCTTTGTCGTCCATACCATCTAACATAGTAAGATATGTCAAACTGTAGACACCGTTGGGTTGTCTTTCATAGCCCCAATCAATAACATTTTCTGGTGTTATGATTGAAACATATGGTCTTATGTTCTGTTGTAGTTCTTCCGCCCTTGTGGCCACCTGTGTGTTGGGTTTGTCCACCATAACCCATATGTGTCCATACACTGAACTATATGTGCTACAATCTCTTATAAAAGCATCAAAGCTTCTACCATCTAGATCACAGTCATTCAAGAAAGGGTCTAATGCAGGGTCATTGCTTATAGCACCGTAATCTCTGATTGGTGGTTTTCTGAATAAGAAACTGTTGAAAGTCTCTACCACTGACTTACAGTGGTTGTCTAAGGGTGTGTTTTTAATTCTGTTGTCGTATTCTTCATTTGATTCCAATACATATTTCACTAGATATTGACCTTGTCTGTAGTCATTCCCGCCATTGAAACTGTCACTGTAATAGTGCCATCTTTTAATGTTCTTTTTCCAATCTGAATGAACTTTAAGGCCGTAATATTCTATTCTGTATTCAATATCAAAAGCATCATCTATTGTTGCCATCTAAGTGTCCTTAATTATTTGTAAGCATTGACCAAGTTTGTAGTTTGCTATTATTTATGCTATTTCTTTTAACAGGAAATAAATGTTCTACCATATATCCCAGTGCATCTGCCATATGCGAAAGGTTATCTGAGTCAGCTATCTGACTGGTTCCTTCCTTGTATATCATCCTGCTCAAGCTCTTGATCACATTCTTACAGTTGTGAGTGACCCATAGTTTCTGTTTGCCATTGTGTGACTTCAATGCACTATTGACTGCATTGACCCTGTCTCTTATGGCTGGGTTGGTGGGTCTAGTCAAACATCTGAAGCCTGCATTCTGTAATATGCTTAGGTCAGTCCTACCACCTGCACTTGTTTTCCTTTGTCTACTGGCACTATCTGGGTAGATAGTGATCTGATGGTTGGGATACTTGCTTTTTATCTCTTGCACCATCTCATCTGTGTTTGAACCCCATATGGCTATCTCATCAAATATCACTATGCCCTTGTCTGTCATTGTTGCCACACAGGCACTCATTGGTGATATGTTAAAGTCCATTCCTATCATAATGTTCTTGGGTATCTCTATCTTTTCTCTCCATATGGTGTGTGCACCATAGTTGTAATACACTTGACCACTGTATGTTTCAAAGCTGGCTTCGTATTCCTGTCTGAATGTCCTTTCATCTAGGTCAGCCTTGGCCTGATCTATTTCTTTTGATGGCACTTGTCCACCATCTATAGTAGTATATTGGAAGCTGGCCCAGTTGTCAATGTCTATCTTTGAATGTTGGAATAGATCATATGCCCAGTTGCCAATGCCTTTAGGTGTCCCGCAGAATAAGGCACCGCCTCCAGTGTCTGATAGTGTGGGTCTCAATACTTCAGTCCAGGCTTTCTGTTCTATGTCAGCGAACTCATCTAAAACGATGAAATTCAAACCTACACCTCTCAATGAGTCACCATTGTCAGCACCTTTAAGACTTATGATACTGCCATTCACTAGCCTTATCGTTAGATCACTCTCGTTTATTTTTTTAGCCCAGTTTAGTTGGACTAATTTCTTCTTGAGTTGATCCCATACGATCGTCTTGCTCATTCTATAGCTTGGAGCAATATACCACACCGTTTGATTGGGTGTAGATGCGGCTTTACACATCTCTCTTATGGCCAAATGTGTCTTTCCAAATCTTCTTCCTGATATAAGGACTCTGAATCGTTTGTCTGATTCAGCGATCTGTTTTTGTGCTGT